ATGAAAAAAGGTAAAACTAAAAAACACATGAAAGCACTAACCTACGCAAAATCTCAGATTGAACAGCGCTTTAGTGATTTTTGTGATAGTAGCACAAAGTGGGAATATAACCGTTATGTGATAGATACTATCACTGACTATATTGATGGTATTGAGCAAGTGCTGAACGGTAACTTAGATAAAGACATGTTTGAACAGGTAGCGTATAGCGCGGGAAAGCAATTTTTTATTCATATCAGTGATATGTTACATAATCAGTTTTATGAAGAAATACAATCAGGCGAACACAGTAATGAATGTAAGAAGTTATTACTAGCTCAAAAAACTATCTGTAATTTAGAAAGCTACACATCAGCAAAATAATCAAATAACCAACAAATAGCACCTCATTGATCGCAAGGTATTAATGCGTAGGTGAGGTGCGTCTATACGTCATAGGAGAAATAATAATGTCACGTAAAAAATATATAGAAGCTATCAGCTACATGAAGAAATGTATTGCATGTGATGCTGGGTTTTATAAGCAAGAGTTCTTCCCCAGCCAAGATGTTACAAATAACAAATTCATGAATGATATAATAATGACTACTAAGCAACACACTGATTTCTTGGATGATCTACTTTTTCTAGTTCGCGGAACTTTATTTCTTGATACTTTTTTTAAGAAAACTGATCCTATTGTGATGTCTAAAATTGAAAAAGTTTTACGTCGCGATATTCATGATGGAAATTTGCTAGCGAAAGGTGAAATCAAGGAATATAATGATAAAGCTACTCGTAAAGGAGCAAAGAAGTTAGTAAAGAATTATTCTCTCATTCTCAAATTGATTACCGATACAGAACAAGTAGTAAAGTCAGGTTTCAAAGCATAGTACGATAGAACCTAAAAATAGCTCTGTGTCTCGGTGCAGGGCTTTATTTTACTTGGTGAAAGGAGTAGTTCCTTATTAGTTAGTGGTCTGTTGTTTTTTGAAAGCACTAATGCCTATAGAGCAGTTGATTTAAGTAGTAAGTAAAGTATGAGAGAGCTAAGCAGCCAAGCATTCGCTCGTCTGGTTAACATTCGGAAGCGAGTTCCTCGTGAACGTTTTTTTCTTTAGTAATAGCAAGCAACACAGTGGATTGAGCCATCTTTCCACTATACAACTAATAATAGTGTGCAGATAACATTATAAATCTTTTAAAAACAACAAGTTATCCCTTTTGTGTTATTAGTAGATAGTTTGCAGTATGGCTGTATTTCGTAACTGGTTGATATATAAAGGAAAATCGAGTTATTCGCACACTATTGTAAAGTGTAGTGTGGTGGATTGGCTCATTCCATTGTAAAAGCCCTTATTGCAAAAAAGAAATGCTCACAAAGAAACACAGCGAAGGCTTGTCCTTGCTGTTTTCTGCCGAGAGCCAGACGAAGCTTGCTTTGGCTGCTTAACTCTCTCTGTAAATTTAACTAAACCAGTTTTACTTGTTAAAATAATAGTAGGCAATACGCCTAATAAAATTACTCCTATTACCTCTCATTAATAACACCTCCCACTTATTACATGAAAGCAGGTCATTTGTTGACTGCGTACTTTATACATGTTCTTAGCTATATCAGCTGCTTTGTTTTTTGTTTTTATAAATATAGCTAACAAAGGAGAAGATATTATGGAAATCAATCGCAGCTTGTTATCAGAAAAAAAGAAAACTGGCCCTAAGGAAAAATATACAGAAGAAGATATTCAGCAACTGAAAGAACTAAAAGCTCAGGGATATAGTCAAGTAAGTATAAGTAAAGCTACTGGCATTCCACAGCGTACAGTTTCAACTTTATTGAAAAAATAGCCACAAAAAAGCCCTGCTCGAACAGGGCTAATCGAATATAGAACAATTGAATTTCTTACAGGAGTATTTATGCAAATCCAAACACAAATATTATCAGATCTGATCATTACGAATAAATCATCGCTATTCAACGAGGCCTTATTCAAAGGGCGGGCTAAAGGTGCATGGAGAAAGTACCATAAAGCATTTTGCCAACTAATAGCTGAATGCATTACTAACGAACGCAGTCACAATCACATGTACAACGCTTATGATCTTGGTGGCCGCTCTGAACTAGTGAAGCGATTCAAGAGCAATAACACGTTTACCAGCGTCAACGAGAAGTGCGGTGTATTCGTTGCTACTGGTGCTTACAAAAAAGGACAGTCCAACCAAGCATACATGCTGAATGATTCATTTCTGGCTAAGTTAGACACTCTCATCGACACAGACACTCTACCAGTCAGCAAGCTAAACAACTGGGCTGCATACAAGCCAGACAGCTATAACGACAGCAGTTTCTGCTCAACAAGCGGTCATGGAATTACTTGCTTCATGATGCAGTCAGACAAGCCAGTAGAGCGCTTATATGCTTGGGCTTTACGTGAAGCTTATAGAGTACACGACAACAAGATCCCTCAGTATTACGTGAAGGGCAATAAGACTGATCGTTTGTACGGAAAAGGTCCGCTAGCTATTGGCAACATTTCGCGCGAGCTACGTGCGCATGTAATGCAAGATTACATTGAATACGACCTGAGTGCAGCGAGTTATACGATCCTGTTTAACCTTGCTGACGACAAAACACTTTACCCCACGATTGATCAGTACGTGAATGACGTGCAGGGTTTCAGAGAGCAGTTATGTGATGGCACTGACGCTGATGTTAACGTCGTCAAAACAGTGTTCTTGCATAAAAGCTTTGGTTCATCGCTTACCTTCAAAACTGGCATTGCCAAAGAGCTGCCGATGACACTAGTTCAGCAGATAACAAAGCATCCGCTTTTTCAAAGGTTCAACGAAGAACTAAAGCAACTGAAAACTGAGTTAGAAGCGTTGTATCCGGAAAAGCTAGAGGAGTTCAGAACGGCTCGTGATGTATACGAACAAGGACATAGCAAAGAAGGGCAATATAAGGGTAACTACCGCTCAACTTACATCTGCTGGCTGTACCAGAAGTATGAGATAGAAATCATTCAGCTAATACGAAAAGAGCTTGATGATCCGATGGATTGTTTGCTGTTACACGATGCCATTTACACAAAACAAAAGCTAGATGTGCCGACGCTAGAAGCTGTAGTAAAGACTGAGCTGGGTATTGATATAAGAATTGGATAAATACGCGTGCAAGGCACCAAATTATAGGAGGAACAATGCCACCACGCAGCATCTGCTCCGCACCTAGCTGCAAGCAGATATCAGTAGAAAACGGACGTTGTGACCGTCACCAGCAAAAGCCTAAAAAACACTCTAAGCAACAAAACAGTAGAGCCAGTACTACCGTCAATGATCACATCTACCAAAGCGCTAAATGGCGAAAGCTACGCGCTCGTAAAGCGAATGACTCACCACTGTGCGAGACCTGCTTAACGTACAACATCATCAAGCCTGTAGACGTAGTAGATCACATCAGACCGGTACTGGATTACCCAGAGCTTGCTTACGTGTATTCGAATCTACAGAGCCTGTGCCACCAGTGCCACAACGAAAAAACAGCTAAGGAAACAGCGGAGCGCAAAAAGCCAAAACAGCTGACAGCGTCAGATCTGTTTGATCAGATAAGGAAAAAGTAATGTTTATACCAAGCTACATCAACGGATGTATTTTTGCCTACAAAGACAAAATATATCAGTTTCACTATGACGTTGATGACAACTCGATTGAGTTTGAGTGTTACTCAGAAGGAGACAGAGCTAGCGACATTGATTTGCTAGCTCAACTCGTTGAGATATCGATAAAAATCAATTGAATCGAATTTTATCCTTGACAGGCTCACATATTCATGAGAGAAATGATGATAGGTTTTGTCAACCTTGGCTGTGAGCAACCTCAAGCGACATCTTCAAAACTATCTTATCAAATAACGTATTTCAGTTTTACTGGTGCGGTTTGTTTAAATGCTCATCATCCGACGATGCCAGTAACATATTGGAGACGTTATCATGTCTGATATATTCAAGAAATCTAGCAAGAAACTTCAAGCAACTTTTAAGTCTGATTATGGCGTAGATGTTCGTTCATCTCATGCGCATGCTGCTATCGCAGGCTTTCTAGGCTTTAACTCAAAGAAAGCATTTAACGATCATCATGGAGAGCATCTAAAGAATGCTAGTTATATCCCAGAAGGTGAAGAAAATTACGAGAAGTTGCAAGAAGCGCTGGAGCGAATGAGAGAAACTCCACTAAAAAATTATCCAGCATACGAAGTCGCCAATGTGATCGAGCAATCACTCCCTCCATTATGCGAAGAATGTGGATGCCGTGATGAGTCATACAGATCTCTACATTCTAACGAATCTTCTGGTTGGATAGATGAACCTGATGGCTATGTTTGTCAGGATTGCTTGAGTCAAAATCGAGATGAGTACGCCACGTGTCGTTATTGCGGTGAAGATATGCTTTATCGCGCTGACGAGATTAACGAAGCTGGCGAATGTTCAGAGCACGAAGGCGAAGGTTCTTTTACTGATGAAGAAATGGAAGACTGGGAAAGCTATATTGAGAATGTGACAAAAGATCTTTGATGGGGAAGAAGGGCGGTGTAATTGCCGCCCTTTATCTTAGATGTCGATGTTAGAGTCTAGTCTTTGTAAATGAAGCAGAATATTTGATCGAATTACAGGTCATTACAACATTAAAGTAACTACTTTAATAGGATACTACTTACTTCAGGAAATGATGACACCTCGAAAGTAGGTCTTTCCTGCGCATACATTAGTTTTAGATTTTCCTCGTTTGCAACATCTGTATCAGTCCAGTGCGTAACTCTGACTAATAGTGACCAGTTTGCTTGTGCGATATTCTTACCGTAACTAGCCCAAATGGAGTTTACTCCTGCTGCATTAGCCATCGAGATGTCCTTAACAATCGAATCACCAATGTAATATGTATTTTCAGGTGCAATACCTTCACGCTGGCAAATATCGAGTATTAGGGCTGGATTCGGCTTCCTCTCAGACTCCGGAAGAGTTACTACCCAATCGAGGTCTTTGCTTTCCAATATGGGCTTGTTATCGTCTGGGTGTGAAGAGGATTTTGACTGAATTGTATATAAGTGTTTGAAGTATCGGTCAAGTCCGAGTTTCTTTGCTCGATAAACTGAGTTGACTTCGTAAGACTCAGTATGACCTACAACCGTCACCCCGCGCTTGACTAAATAGCTAAGAGTCTCATTAACACCATCATACAGGTGTAATGTTTCTTTTCGTTTCAGTGAAAACTGTTCAAATGCTGGTTGAAGCTTGTCTTTAAGTCTACCTTTGTCATGAATACCGAAATGCCGAATTATAGATTCTAGCTCTAGAGAGGCAAAAGGCCGCTCTGAGCTATTATATTTTTGGTGAATGGCTTTGAACTCGTTCAACAGTGTTTCTTTATCAATGCCAGTCAGTTCATGTATAGCGTGTACGAGTGTCTCAAAGGATTGAGAAAAGTATGAAACCCAATCATACAAGGTATTATCTAGATCCGTTATGAGCAACTTAGTCATTGTAGTCAAACTCCAGTTCGTAGCTATCGGCTAACGATGCGTCTTGAGGGGATAATTTACCATAATTAAACCTAATCTTATCTTCACCGAAGGTTATCTTACAGCACCAATTGCCATGTGATTCTCCTGTATGGCTGACTTTTACTCCTGAGCTACCTAAAGAAAGTACGTTTAGCCTATTTGGCTTTGTATTATTCCGCTTGTGAGTTAATTCATGTCTTTCTATACAGCAATGGAAGTTTTGGTGCATATGTCCATGAAGCAAAAAATCAAAATTATATTTTGACAACCATCGTGATAAGCGCTCTGCATCAAGAACGGTTGAGTATTTTGCATCTGCATAAGCTTCCTGCGATAGTGAAACAGGCATTAGATGGTGATGCATTACGCAGATTCTGGTCACGTTGCGAGGTTTGTTTTCAGTTAAGTTCATTTGCTCTACTACATCAGTCAGTTGCTTTTCACCTATGAAACCATGACCTTGGAAGCTGTCTGCGATCTGCTGCAATGTGACGCTGTTTAGCATCACGATTTCTACTGGAATAGTATTGTTTAGTAGAAATCGTCTACCAGAACTCATTGATTCATTGGGTTTTAGATCAAAAAACTTAGCATAAAAGTCGCTGTAGGCTTTTTTGGACGATTCACAGTTTTGTTGAATCGAGCTAGTATCTAGTTTATTCAAATCATCCGCATAGAATGATAAATCGTGATTTCCTGGGCAAAAAGCTAGCCAAGATTTATCTAAGGAATGAATGCTGCAGATATGTTCTAAGAACTTAGATGCCAAATCAAACTCTTCTTCACTTCCTTTCCATGTCAAGTCACCTGAAATTAGGAGTGATGCTATGTCGTGCGAACCTTTCTGAGAAAAATAGGCATTGTCAATGGCTCGACTTAAAGTTGACTTGTCTGCTTGGCTTCCTTCTTCATCTAAAGAGAACTCGTGATGGCCAAGTTTGGTAAAATGAGGGTCAGATATCCACAGTAGGCTGTCTCTTCTGGAGGTTTTGTACGATAAATCAAAATGACTTGGCTGTATTTCGGTCATGTCTTTCAGACGTATTTCACCTGAATTATCATCGTCATTTTTGCATCGTATTTTCCAAATTGTACGGTTTTGTTCGGCTAGTTCGTCACCTGATGCAATAATTTTATTATTGTAGATATTGTAGTGTGTTTCTGATTTGAAGAGGTCTTCCATACCTTCATAGGTCATGTTGCCAATAACGGAATCAGAATTGATCTCCTTTATTTCATTAAACTTGAACCAAATAGGATGTGTGTTTTCTTTGTAGTATTCAGGAGTATGCTCTTCATCAGGGGTCTTAACTGGAGAGCCGTAATTAGAGTGAATGCCTAAACACTTAGCACGATAGAAGACTTTTTGAGCGCTATCAAAAAGAAAGATATCTATGTTGCCTTCGTGAAGCTTGAGGTGTTCTATTGTTGTAGAAGGAAGTTTTTCATGGCCCTTGTTCCACCACCCCCAATAAACGTAGCCTTTTGATGATATCAACTTCTGATGACGTTCAATCGTCTGATTTAATGGACAAGATAGATCGCGAAATCTGAGTAATAGTGTTGTTTTCATTTTCAGGCTTACCTAGTTGACGTTTGTGAGGTTTGATGGCCGGTTAGTAGCAGTTTCCAATGACTTATGTCAGCAAGACCGCATATTTCAGTTGCAAACCAGTAGACTATACCATAGGGGCAGTCTTAAAAAATGCGATTTTACATCACGTTAGCGCACCGTCAGTACGATTTTTACAAACTGAGATTCTGAAGCTTTTTCCCCCGATCCGCCCACACCCGCCATTCCAGTAAACTTCCGCACTTCCAGCACTAAATACACTACAAAACATTGCCTTTTACCTAATAACAACAAAAAAGGAGGAAAAATGGTAAAAACAACAGATTTATCCAGCCTAGAAAATGCCCCAAAAGTACTCGAACCCAACAAGATTATTCGTGGTTTTTACAAGGATTTAATGGCGTTTGCCGAGCAACAAAACACAGCCACTGAAGCCGATAAGCTAGCAGCGATGATGATTGCTGACATGTTTTTCATCTACAAAGAAGCACAGCTGGCTTTGTTCAATCCAGAAACAGGTGAGCCGGAAGTCGTCATTCAACAAATCGGTGACAAAGGCCAAGTAAGACGAATACCGAATCCAGCTATCAAGGTAATGGACGATACGCACAAACGCATCATGGATGGCCTTCGTGACTTTGGCATGACACCTAAATCACGCAAGCAAGTCGAACAGCTAGAAGAACACACCGAATCGGAGTTGTTGAAGTTCTTGAAAGGGGAGTGATATGCCTCCTGATAAGTACAGATACCCGAGGCTCAAGGAGCAAGAGCAGTCGTCTAAATGGGTTCATAAACACTGTTACCAAGTCTTGTCCGGTGAGATCGTAGCGAACAAATGGATCAAGCTAGCTGCTGAAAGACACTTTAATGACCTAAAACGAGCCAAATCCAAAGACTTTAAATACGAATTCAATGCTAAGCGTGCTCAACGTGCCATCGACTTCTACCAGTTCATCAAGCACGCAAAAGGAGAGCTCGCCGGAACGCCAATGAAACTCATGCCGTGGCAGCAGTTTATTGTTGGCTCTATATTCGGCTGGGTTACAAAGCAGAAGGATAAGGTTACTAAGAAACAAACACGCCGATTCAGAACCGCAGAAGTATTCGTTGCCCGTAAGAATGGTAAATCAACATTAGCATCTGGTATTGGTCTCTATGCAATGCTGGCTGATGGTGAGCTGGGTGCCGAAGTCTATTCAGCCGCAACGACACGTGACCAAGCCCGAATTGTCTTTGATGATGCCAAGCACATGTTGGTGAACAGTGATTTAAAGGAAGTCGCCAAAGCTTATCAAGCGGAGCTATACAGCCAAGAGCTAAACGCCAAGTTCAGACCGTTATCCAGTGACGCTAACAACCTCGACGGTCTCAATGTCCATTGTGCGCTGATAGACGAGATACACGCTCATAAAACACGTGAAGTCTATGACGTTATCGAAACAGCGACAGGTGCAAGAACACAACCGCTTATTTTCGTCATATCGACAGCGGGTTTTATCTTGGATGGAATCGCAAATGAGCTATGGAAATACGGCGAAGAAATTCTGGAAGGTATACGAGCCGATGACACGTTCTTCGCGGCACTTTACACCATGGATACCGGAGATGACTTCACTGATCCTGATAACTGGCTTAAGGCTAATCCGTGTCTTGGTGTTTCAAAGAAATACGAGGATATGGAACGTCTTTGCAACAAAGCACAGGCAATGGTGTCAGCGCGTGGTAACTACCTCACCAAACACTGCAATATCTTCGTTAACTCAAGCGATGCATGGTTGGATATCCAAGAAGTACAAAAGTGCAAAGCAGACATCAACCTGACTGATTACATGGGGCGCGAATGCTATATCGGACTAGACCTTGCACAGAAGCTCGACTTAACAGCAATGAGCCTGATTTTCCCGCGTGATGACGGTGGTATCGACGTATTCTTCAGGCACTATTTACCGGAAGACGCATTACTAAGCACCTCAGACAGACAACGGTTGCTATATCAAAAATGGTCGCAAGATGACTACCTTGAACTAACGGAAGGTATTGCTACTGATTATCGCATTATCAAAGACGATTTACGGCAGTTTTGCGAGCAGTTTGATGTTCAGTCGATTGGTTACGATCCCTATTCAGCAACACAACTCAGCTTTGAGCTATCAGACGAAGGCTTACCGATGGTATCAGTGCCGCAGAACATCAAGAATCTGAGCGAGCCAAGCAAAGAGTTTGAACAGCTGATAATGACTCAGAACATTCGGTATAGCGGTGACAGTGTTTTCGAATACTGTTGTGCTAATGCGCATATCTATGTTGATGCCAATGAGAACATCAAGCCCATCAAAGAAAACAAAATGTCTAACCAGAAAATAGACTCTGTTGTCGCCTGTATTACGGGCCTCAGTTTATGCGTATTGAAAGAGCCGGAGGAGAAATCGGTATATGAGACCAGAGAATTGATCTGGCTATAAATACAAAGAAAACAATAACAAGAGTCAGCTACAGCTGACCATAGAAAGGATTCCAACATGATTTTAGATCACCAAGGAAATCCGCTCAGTTCAGAAAAATCATTCAGTAACTACAACTACGATTTCAGCTTCATGCACTCCGGCTTTCACGTTGCTGGTGTTGATGTGTCTCCCCTTAAAGCCTATCAACACGGCATCGTTTATAGCTGCATCCGCGTGTTAGCGGAAAGTATTGGTCAACTGCCAGTACGCCTCTACAAACGCACGGAGAGCGGCAGAGAGCGCGTTCTAAGCCACAGAATGTCGTCGGTATTAACTCAAATGCCAAACGACTACATGACGTGGCAAGAGCTGCTGGAAATGATTGTTACTCATCTGAACCTTGACGGTAACTTTTATGCTTTCGTGAACAAAAACAGAAACGGCAAGATTGTAGAGATCATTCCGATCCCAACGCCCAGTTCAGTCAGCATTTTGATGCAAAAAGGCACTATCAAATACCAAGTCGCACCGGATACGGTGATCAAACTGTCTAAATCAACGTTCAGTGCTAATGAAATCCTGCATATCAAAGGCAGTAGCATTGATGGTTTACGTGGTATTACGCCAATTCAGAACGCTGCGAAAACAATTGGTTTATCACTAGCGGCAGAAAAACATGGTGAGGAGTTTTTCAATAACTCAGCCACACCGAATGGTTATCTCACGACTGACGGAAAGCTATCAGCCGAAGCGATTGAACGCTTACGTGAAAACTGGGCTCAGAACTTCCAAGGTTTAAGGAACAGCAGCAAGACAGCCGTCTTTGAAGAAGGGATGGAATACAAGCCTATAGCGATTTCACATCGAGACAGTCAGTTCCTTGAAACACGCGAGTTCCAGAAAAAGGAAATCTGCTCGATCTTCCGCGTGCCTACGTCAATGGTGGGCGTTGGTGAGCAGAAATACAGCAACTACGAACAAGCAGTACTGAGTTTTCACCGTGACACGCTCATGCCGTTAATTACACGAATTGTCAGTCGCTTAAACGCGATGCTACCGGATGACTTGGAAGTACAGCTAGACGATACACAGATCTTACGTGGTGATAGTAAAACTCAAGCGGATGTCATCGATAAGCACTTCAAAAACGGCTTACTCAGTATCAATGAAGCACGCGAACAGCTTGGTTTAGATGCTATTGCTGGTGGCGATGTCAGAGCCATTGTGACCAACAACATCACGTTAGGTCACTTAGCTGATCTGGATAAGCTGCAAGCAACAGGGCAATCAACCTCTGATAACAATAACGATCAACCAGAGCCTGAATCTGGTGAAGAAAATGAGGACTCACTATGACGTTGAAACACAAACAGATGTCTTTCGATATCAAATCATTTGATGCGGATACTGGATGCTTTGAAGGTTATGCGAACGTCTTTGATTTCAAAGATTATGCTGGCGACATCACACAGTCAGGAGCTTTCACTAAGTCACTTAAGAAGCATAAAGATAAAAACACAATGCCAGCATTGCTGTGGCAACACAAAATGGATCAGCCTATTGGTGTTTGGACAGAGATGTATGAAGACGAACACGGGCTATACGCTAAGGGTCAATTAGCGTTGGGTGTACAGCAAGCCGATGAAGCCTACATCTTAATGAAAATGGGCGCGTTAAGCGGCTTATCAATCGGGTATATCACAACCAAAGAACATTATGACCGCGAGCAGAAAGCCAACTTGCTGCAAGAGCTTACGCTGCTTGAAACCTCATTGGTCACCATGCCGTGCTCAGATATCAGCCGTGTAGAAGTCGTGAAATCCAGATTTGAACAGGAAGATCTACCGACTGAACGTGAAATGGAAAAAGCACTGCGTGAACTTGGCTTGTCTCGCAAGCAATCCAAAGCATTTTTAGCTGAGGGTTATAAATCACTGGCAGCGAATGACGATGAAAATAAAGCGGAAGTGATTGAACTAAATAACACTGTAAGTACAAAAGAAGCAAGTGAACTATTAGACCTAATAAATAAACTTGCATAAATAAGTATGCCGACCGTGGCAACCAATAATAAAAATAAAGAAACGGATTCAACTCAAATGTCGATTCTTTTAGCGGGATGCTAATCAATCAAATATATCCGAATAGCGTGATGCTAGCTCGGCATGTATTCACACATACCTAAACGATCCTTTCTTTCTATTTCCAACTAATAACAAAAACAAAGGAATGTAGATGGATTTTACAGAACTAAAAGAAGCTGTCGAAGCGATCGCACAGAAAAAAGAGGCTACCGCTGAAGAATTGGCAGAAGTAAAAGGCCAACTGGATGAGTTTGTAAATAAATCAGCACTGCAAGAATTAGCAACAAAAAACGCTGATCTGGCAAACACAGTTGAAGAACTAAAAGAACAAATCGCCGACATGGAAGTAAAGGGACACTATTCAATGAATGCTCAAACCAAAACTTTTGACCTTAATACTGAGGTTAAATCATTAGCACTCGCTAACCCACAGGCAGATATTTTATCTAAAGCAAATAATGAAGGACTAATGCGTACCGACGCTGAATCAGCTGGCGTAACTATCCGCACACAATACGAGCAAGGCATCATCAAGCCACTAAAAGAGCGTTCAGCATTCCTGTCTCGTATTGGTTCACGTGCAGTGCCAAACGAAGATTTTAAACGTCTGGTGAAAATCAAAGATGCTGATTTTCGTTGGGGCGGTGAAAACACGGCTAACGGCACCATCGCGAATACTGGTGTTCAAGGCTACGCAGAAGTAACCGGAACATACGGTAAAGCCGAAGCTTACCCCTTCATTACCGATGAAATGCTGCATGACAGCGAGTTTAATCTTGTTGCTGAACTCTCTGAATCCGTACTGGATGAAATTGCAGACGGTATTGCACTTGCGGCACTAAAAGGTGACGGTAACAAGAAGCCAAAAGGGTTAATGGCACACACCACTGGTGCAGCTCATGAGAAGTTTGAAGTTCTTGAGGTGGGCGCAACGGGCAAGCTAGGCGCAAACACTGCCGCAGCCGTTAAAGCACTGCGCAGCATTGTTCGAGCGCTTAAACCTAGCTACCGCGCCAACGCCGTGTGGATGATGAACGAAGAGCAGCGCGACATTCTGGCTGGCTTTACTTACGCGGATGGCAAATCAATCATCAACGAAGACATTACAGAGATGCCAGAAGGCCGTTTGCTAGGCAAAGAAATCATCATCGATCCAAACATGACAGTGGGTGAGATGGTATTTGGTGACCTGAATCGTGGCTTTACCTTGCTGAACGTTCAAGGCATGAAAGTGTTACCTAATCCATACGTTGCACCGGGCAACACGCAGTTCTACCACGCTATTCGCGTCGGTACGATTGTGAACGATGTTCAGGCAGTGAAAATCGTAAAGATCAAAGCGTAGTCCATTAGACATTTACCCCTTGCTAGACACGTGAGGGGCATTTTGTCGTGTAAAAAGGAGAGAACATGATTACTCATATTGAATGTATCCAGAGTGAATCTCCTGTTGATTTGCCTGAAGTGAAACAGCACTTACGCATTGAAGAAGACTTTGATGATATTTATCTGGCAAAGCTTATTGAAGCGGCTATTGCCTATGTTGAAACTAAGCTGAACCGTAAGATCCGCAGACACCGAGCCACATACTTCATCAAGGAAGTACATGGGGCTATTTTACTGCCTTACGGTGAAACTAATGTCGCTAAAGTAACAACAGACGAGAAGCCGCTAGCTGCACCAACGGATTACGTGCAAGGTTGTGGCCGTGTTGTATTTCCGACCAAACAGCAGAGCGTCACCGTGACGTTTGAATGTGGCTATACAAAAGAAACTTGTCCGGCAGACATCAGACACGCCTTGTTATTACTTGTCGGGACGCTGTACGAGCAGCGTATGGACATCAGCATAGGTATTCAGACCTACAAAGCACATTTCAGCTCTGAGCACCTGCTACAACCACACAAGCTCTATTAAGCAGGAGGTCATATGGTCAATTTCGGACGAATGAACCACCGCGTGACCTTCGTGAAACAAGCAGAGCAGCGCAACGAGTTCAACGAGATAGAACAAACCTATACGGATGTCGTGACCCGCTATGCTCAGGTCACCAACAAAAGCTATTCCACTACGAAAGACAAAGCGCCTATCGCTCAGAAAGTCATTGAAATCAGAACAAGGTACACCAGTAAAATTACCGATGATCTGCTTGTTAAATGGCAACAAGAGCTATACGAAATTGATTCAGTGGTGGATTTTGATCACAGCAAAAGATCACTGGTGATAGTCGCTATCGTGCGAGGTAAAGCAGATGATTAGTACCAGCATGGAAGGCTTTCAGGAAGCTAACGATATGCTGGCTGACTTACAAAGTATCTTAGGTAAAAAAGCCGCGCGAACAGCCGCCAAACAAGCCATGACACCAGTATTGCATGAAATACAGCAAACGGCTCCCTATGACGCTTTAACCGATGACGGTATTCACTTACGAGAACATTTTAAATTAAGTGTAACGGGCAGAACAGCAAGAGATAGACGCAAAGATAACACGACGTTTCTCAGAGCAAGGGTCCAGACATCAAACAAAGATGTTGAGCGATATGCCGCTCTGGTTGAGTTCGGCAGGCATGAGTTTACAACGGTGAAAACTAACGCTTATGGCATTCCCACCAGCCCATTTAGTGTCACGGTTAAGCCAACAGCCGCTAATCCATTCATGCGACCTGCAATGAATAAACATCAAGATAATGTCGTTGATACCTTTACGACAGGCATCATTAATGAAGCGAATAACATCGGACAAAACAGAAACAGGACGGCTAGATCAAAGATCAAAGCAAAGGAGCGCAAAGCGAAAAAGGCACTTGAATGATTGAGATATTACTTGCTAATAAGCTCAATGACATAACGACAAACAATTACCCTATAAAGTTACCTGAAAAAGCGATTAAGCCCGCTCTCGTTTATACAGTAATAAATAAAAATAAGCATAAGCACTTAGATAAAAGTAAGCATTATACATTGACGTTTCAAGTTAATGTGTTTGCAGATTCGTATAAACAAGCAAAGTTATTACAACAGCAGGTGGAAGATGTTTTTGATGAGTGCAATGCAGTAGAAACCATAAATAAACAGGAATACACACTGCAAAGTTATGTCGTCAATGTCGTTGACTTATTCAGTCTAAATACAAATCAAATAGCCATAGATATTCAAGTCGAATATATGATTGGCTGAACAACTCTAATAACAATAATAATAAAAGAGGTAACAACCTATGGCTTTTAAACTTTCTAAAGGCACAGTCGTGCATTACGACTTAACTGGCTGGGGCAAAGCTGCTGACGAAGTCACTACCAAGTTCGAAGGCGTAAACAGTTTCAGTGGTGTCACTGTATCACGTGAATCTATTTCTGAAATCGATCTGGAAACAGGCGATCAGGTAAAAGCCGCTGGTAACACATCAGTAGACGCACTTGAGATCAGTGTCCGTATTCCCGATGGCGACACGCTGTTTGAAACCTTCTATACAGCGATGGACGGTGACAATCAACAGACACTGAAAGCCGTTATCGCAGGGAAAACATTCCTGTTTAACACGGTGATTACTAACGTAGGCTTACCCGTTGAAGAATCGGGCTTCATGCACACTACTATCAGCTTTGAAGTGTCTGGCAAGCCTACGCTAGTTAAAGCATAAGCCATTTCTTTCTTTGGCTGGCGATCACCTCAAAAGCCAACTTCTTCGCCTCCACAACAATAATTATAAAGGACAACCCGATGAGCCTAGCAGCACGTATTCAGCAGAAGCTTACAAAGAACTTATACGAACTTTATTTTGAAGAATTTGATGAAAAGATTTACTTAGCGCCGTTGACTGTAGAGCAGCGCAGCAAAGTACAAAAGCAGAAAGACGAAACCAAAAGCCAGATCTTAGCCTTCACTCTTTGTGCATTTGATGCAGAGGGAAAGCCCGCAGCGACGGAAGCAGAAGCCAAGGCACTGCCAGATACGATAGTCGGTATAAGTACCGCCATTATCATGCTGCTTACACAAGGCGCGAAACACGACACCATTGATAAGTTCGTTGCCAGCTATAACGCTGAGATCAACCCAGACATTCCAAATATTGATGAGGAAGAGCTGAACCCAAACCAGTAAAGGAGCTGTTCAGAAATAAGGAACTACTGGCACAGCTCCAGATATGTGACCGCTTTGGGTACACCCTCGAACAAGTAAGAGACTTTTCTTACTCAGACTTCAAGTTATATCAAGCCTACATCCAAAAAGAGCCAGCAGGTGCAAGAGCACAAGCTTACTACTTCGGTCAGCTCATGGCACTCATCGCCAACGTCAACGGAACAAGTAAGAAAACAGAGCCGTTCAAGGTTACTGATTTTGTGCCGTGGGCAGATCAAACCATACCGGATGATTACCTAACTGAAACTGAACTCGAAGCCAAAGAGAACGAAGAAGAGCAGAAAGCAATAGACGCTTTGATGAGCGCAATCACTTAACACCAGCCTCGCTAATGCGGGGCTTTTTTATACCCAAACCCGAATAACAAAAATAATAAAAGGGGTACTTATGGCAAAAATAAGAGCCGCTAAAGTGACGGTTGATCTTGAAGCGAGATCGGCCAAGTTCACTGAGGCACTTGATAGAGCACAACGACAAGCCGCCACCTCAAGTAACGCGATTAACCGTAGTTTAGGCAGACTTGAACAAGCATCTAAGCGTTTTGAAAAGAACATGACTGATGCTTTGTGGCGTCCGTTTCATGGCTTTAAACGTGCAACCGCGCCATTCAAACTCGCTATCAGGCAGATCAAAAACATAGTCAGCAACTCAATCCGACCATTTAAAAGCTTAGCGCGTTATATCAGTGGGCCATTTGTAAGTGCCTTTAAGCGTGCAAAGAATGGCTTACGCACATTTGCCTTATCTGTAACGGGCGCTGTTGCTGGCTTTACTGCTTTAACCGTGGCTTTCAGTAAGCAAAGCCTAGAAATGCGTCGCTGGGCGAACATGCTTGGTATTGGCTACGCAGAGCTTAATGAACTTCAATACGCCGCTGCGCAATTTGGTATTTCTAACGAGCAGTTAGCAGACGGTATGAAAGATCTAACTGCAAAGATCGAAGACGCAGCATATGCAGGCTCAGGCGCACTGTTACCGTTCTTTACTGCTATCAACCAAGAAGCTACTGAATGGCAGAACTTATCACCAACAGAGCAATTGCTCCGCTTTAGTGAAGAACTATCAAAAATGGATTACAACACCGCGCTGTATTGGGCTGATGAAGTTAACGGTGCTATGACAGAAATGACGCCGTTACTGCACAGAGGCGCTGAATACTTTCAGAGTATGCGCGAAGAAGCGCAGGCATTCGGAGCAAGCATTGACGGTGTTGACCAGATAAAACAAATCCAGTCTGTTTTTACTCGTATCCAGTACACCATGCGAAACTTTTTTACTGGTGTCGGTGCGAATTTAGCGCCAATTATTCTGAATGCGTTTGACTCAGCTATCGCACGATTCCGCGCGTATATTTCGCTGCTTGGTGACGGTAACGAAGCAATGGGTTTCAAGCGCTTCGTTAACAACTTCACACTGGATGTCATTGACACAACCGTCGCGATGTTTCGCGGCGTGGATACAGTCATTAACTCAATTAGCTCGGCATTTGACTCAGTAACGGATTTCTTAAACAAGCTACGCGATTTGCCAACATTTGGTGGTAAACATCAGCTGACTTCACGTGCGCAAACATTACTGACTGATGGTCAGCAAAGCTATATTGATAACCGAGGTCGCTCTTACAACAACGCACGCCGATATGAACGCTTACGTGATGAAGAGCAAGCTAAGTTAGACCAAATGGATAGTGGCCGTAACCTGTTCGGCACCATTACGGATCGTGAAGCGGCGCGCAGCTATGATCACCAAAAAGCCAATGTTCAAACATACAAGTCAATGCTTCAACAGCTTGCCGTCAATGAGGGTATCAACGGAATATTGGCTAATGGCGATAACATTTCATCAGCCGTTTTGGACAAGTACAACGAAGCCGTTGATAAAGCGAACACGGTCGCTAGTGAGCTAAACGATACAGCTAGCGCAACACAATCCATTCAAGAGTTTTTCTTAGCTCAACGTGATGCGATTGCTGACAGCAATAACGTAACCGAAGTATCAAAAACACCGGAACAACAAGCGCAAGAGCAACGTGCAGAGAGCGTCAGAGCCGCACGTAGCCGCGCAGACAATGGGTTTAGGGCAAGCACACAGGACTTTGGTTTCAAGGGGTTAGAGCTTGGCTTAGACGCTTATAAAGCGGCGCAGCAGCGCTTTATCCAAATACAGCAAGACAGCAAAACCACCGAAGCCAATATCGAGCAACGAGCTGCGGAGCAGCGTGTAGTGATTAACGCTGGTGCTGATCGTGATATCGCTATTGAACGCTCACGTGTCTATGACGCAAATAACAACCTGTTAGCGAGTGCAACTGACCAACAAGTCCAAGCGGTTCAACAAGCCATCGCTCATATCAATGCAGAGCGCGAAACCGCTTTAGCAGGTATTGACGTAGATACAGACAATAAGCGCCAAGTAGTACTGGATAAAGAGCGAGTATTTCAAAATCAGTTACTGGGTGTCAGACGACAGTTCGGGCTTGATATCAGTGATGAACAGGAGCTTGAAGACCAAGCGGAACTAACAAAGCTGACAGCTTACTACGATCAGCGTTTAGCGAACTTAGAAGCGGCTTACAGCAAAGAGTCAGAGCTATACAGACACTTACAGCAGGAAAAAGCGGCGGCATTAGAAGAACTACTTACTAAACAACAAGAGCAGCAAGAAGCTGAGCAGTTCGCGGGTAATGGTTTCTTCGATATGTTCAATCGTTTAACGGAAACAAAAGCCAATGCTTACGCGCAGCAAGAGTCAATGACCAAGGGTTATACCAATGCTGATATTGCCGCCGCAGCAGATAGTGAAGATCAAAAGCTGGATATCATGAAAGCGAGTGGTAATCAGCTATTAGCGGAAGGTGCCAAGCAGAACAAGAAACTATTCCAGTTGAACAAGTCGATGAAGATAGCCGATGCGTTGATGTCAACTTATAAAGGAATGGCTGCTGCAATGGAGTGGGGGATGCCGATGGGGCCCGTATTTGCTGCAATGGTTGGTGCTCAAGGCTTTTTACAAGTAAACGCTATCCGTCAGATGCAATGGACAGGTCAGGCTCACGATGGCATCGATTATGTGCCAAACACAGGTACATGGAACCTGGAAACAGGGGAACGTGTTGTTGATAAGCGCACTAACGCAGATTTAAAAAGATACCTATACGACAACAACCGTAATTCACAACAGCAATCAGCAAACGTGACTGTAGATGCTGGTGTAACAGTAAATGGTAATGTGACAGATGAAAACTGGTTCAGAGAGCAACTAGCACTACACCGTGAAGATCTGGCCTACAACATGCGCCAAGCGTCTGCATCCGGTTACTTCTAATCTCTAGTGGCTCGTACACGTCTGGCACTTTAGGAAATGGAGTTGGGCAGGGCGTTCTTTGGAAAATGTAAGCTCAGCCAACTCGTTTTTGAACAGAAACGAGCTAGAGATTTATAATCTAGCTCGTGAGGTTTTGATTAGAAAATATAAGTCAAATCATTTTAGATAATTGTTAATGTAAACGCAGTACTAATAGTTAATGGCGAGTAGGATACTAACCTCTCGCCATTAACTTTAATCGACTTTATCCCACAACTCAATTTGACTGAAAATAGATTCAATTCCATTCTTTATATCGGATATATCATCCAAATATATCAACCAGAGATTAGTTTCAGCCCTTGAGCATGCTACGTAGACCAAATTTTGAGTATTAATAATTTTGTCTCTTACATCTTCATCTTTTAGAGCTTCAATTCTAGCTTTTTCATCACTACCTCTAAACTCGAAGAATTTTTTAAATTTATTTCGACCATGATTTCCAGAACCAAAACTATGCTCCATTATTATAGCTACATTTTGATACTCTTCACCCTTTGTTCCGTGATAGGTATGGTATCGAATCTTTCCAGATTGTTCTTTTTTAATATACCTTACCCATTTTGACCAAACTTCGATTGAAATATTTAGGACTTTATTTACCTTATCTATTTGTAAATCATTCAAGATATCGTCATCATGATCTCTAATAATCATCAAATCTCTCAATCCACCTCTAACTAGTGAATCAATGCTTCCATAGTCAGAAATTTCATCTTGTTTAGCCCCTAGAAAACGTCTGACAAAGATATCTAAGCAACTCGAATGTGGGTTTGCTAAATGGTAATCTGATATTGCAGCCAAAAGTTCGCTAAGACTTGTTGGATTTATTTCTTTAAGAATTTTCACAAAGCTGTGAGCATCATAAAAACTAATGGAACGCCCCTTTTCACCAAAAAGGTCGTAGAAAGTGGTGCTGCTATCTTCTATTGACAAATAAGAACTAAGTAACTTGTAGATTACCCTTATTATAGGCTCTAATTTTTCTAACTCATGTGACAGTAATTTTGTATTTAGATCATCAAAGTATATATTTTCAGCTTCTCGAAATGACTCATAGACCTCACCAAAACCATTCATTTCTGCCATCAGTCTATTCGTCAAAACTAGACAATCAATTTCAGAATCTTTACCTAACGATGATTGAAACTCATTTACAAAGTTTTCAGCAATCAATATCCTGCAAGTATCTTCGTTTATGTTATTTACATAGTGAAAACGAACATCACCATTCAACTTATCATCAAATATTGGTTCTTGTTCTATTTGATCATTCCTAATAATGTTTGCAACATCTATGATTTGCTTCTGAGAACGTCGGTTGTACTTTTTATAAATAACCTCCACTTTAGGGTGAAGTGTATCTATTTCAGAACCAATTCCATCATCATAGATTGTCTGAGCAGTATCTCCAAAATACCCAACTAACCATTTTCTATTTTTTTCTTCAGAGTAATCATGAAGATTTTTCATTATATTTATTACTAAAGGATGCGCATCCTGATATTCATCGACAAAAATGTATGGATATTTATCAATAATTATCCTTCGTAATATTGGATAATCACTAACCATTCTTTCAGAATACTCAATTAAAGTGTCGTGACTGAATTTCATTTTGTCCAATCGATCGGCATTAAATATACTATCATATGATACTTGTGTATATCCTTTTTCTTGACTCTCTATTTTGTCAATGGCAGTTTCATATCGATCCTTTTTGTAAACTCTTTTCGCTACCTCTTTGAACTTCCCGTAATTTGCTTGCCACTTGTTAACAGCAGCTTTACCATAATCTTCATGATACTCAGTATAAGCGGCCTTAAATTCTGCAGCTCTAGAATTTCTATTTCGGTAATACGTATTTTTACTCTCTTTAACTAGACTAACATAACTATATTTCTCATCTGGTAATAATGTGTTAAAAACACCCAGCTTATTATCAGGGTCATTTTCTAGTTCATCCTCAACTTTTTCTAGTTCATTTTTTAATTTATCTAAATGTATAGATACAAGCTCAGGCTGATACCTCTGTATAATATCCCATAGCATTTCATGTATTGTTGAAACGATTACTAGTTCGGAGTTGCCAAGTCGCTCTTTGATCTCATTAACAGCTACATTTGTATATGTAATACAGATTATCTGTTGTTTATTTTTACTCAGCTTTGCAACTTGTGTTTTTAATAAGTACTTTAAACACTCAACCAATGCGTACGTCTTACCTGAGCCTGCACCAGCACTAAACCTGAAGCTCTTACCTATTTCTACTACATCAAATATTGATTGTAGTAGTTGCTTCTCTTCCTCAATTCTATTACTCATTTACTCATCTCCATTTTTCATTGATGTACTAGAGGTGAGTGTCTCCTTCATCCAATTAAATCCATCTTGAATGTACTGTGGTAATACTGGTGTAGGCTTTTCTTCAGAAATGATACATCTGTATAATAACTCACTTGAAAAGTCGCTTTTACTCTTAGAGAGCTTTCTTTGAATTTCAAAAGATTTAGATATTAAATTGCCTAAAGATTCAGATCCCTGCGATCCCACAATTTTTCTATAGATCGTCGGTTTACAAGTTCTAAGAGTTTCGTTTAGAATTTCGTTATTAGAATTTGTTAATATAAATGCCTCTTCCAAACTTGTGGCATAAAAATTATTAATCTTATCTTTTTGGAAAACCACATGAAGATTTTCATCTGTATAGTAGATAAGATCTTCTAATGAATCACTTGATTCATTCTCAGTCGTTTCCTCATCTTCCAAATCTTCTTCGTTTTGTAACTTCTTGAATGAAATTATAGTGGGATTTGTTGTTATTAGTTTATCCAAGCTTGATATTTGAGTGTACTCTTTCACACTCTGAGTATCACTTTCACCTTTTTTGTGCCCACAGTAATCACAATTGTCATCATCTTTACTATGCTTAATGCTCTTTTGACAATCTTTCCTTTTTATATCAAGATCAGTAATAATCAAACAAGGAACTTTTAATGCTTTTGCTAGAGGTAAATAAACTTTACCATGAGCTCCATTTATATTGAAAATTGATACATAAGAGTTCTTCAACACGTCATCTTTATCTATATAGTATTGAAGTAATGCTTCTTCAGTAGCTCCTTCAACAAATATTATCGCATCGGAGAAAAAGAGTTCAGAAACTTTATATTTTATGTGTTTCTTTATGAACTTTAATTCGTCACTTTCTTTACCATGATGACCAGAAACAACAGAGTCATTCAGGTTGATAACATTTGCCGCTTTATCCAACACAGTCAAATAGTTAATGTTGTCAAAAGAATTACTACTATGAATCTTGCTATTAACTATGTGTGATGAGTGTGTTGTTATGGCAATTTGACAGTTTAGCACCTTCTTGTCATCTGAGTTTTTATTCGCGATATCTAGTGCATGTTGAACTGCATTATCTATTCGATTGATAAAAAACTCCTGCATTTGAGGGTGCATAAAAGCTTCAGGTTCTTCAATAAACAGGAGGTTAATTGTACTATTGTAACTGTCTTTCTTATAGCTATCTACGTAATGGATTATTTCACCAATAATGTTTAGGAGGTTGATATAACCTAAACCAAATTGACTTTCAGGAATATAATCACCATTATCAGAAAAATTATACTTAATGAGATTTCTCACTAAGCTATCATAAGTAACATTACCTTTCAGGTCTAAGTCAACATGACTTTTGTCTTCAATCTTTCTTAGCACAGATGATACATTATTGCTTTTGCTTTCTATTGATGTTGTTAATGTTTCATTAATGCTCTTTATTTCTTTTTCTAGGTTGTTCTTTCCAACTTCGTCACTCTCAAATTGAAACCCAACTATTTTATTAAATACATCTGTAAGAATCCCATCTTTCAAGTGTCTATTGGCTTTAATTTCTCGAAGGTTTATCAACTCTTTAAGAGAAAATCTCTTCGCTTCGAATCCGCGACTGTCATAGTACTTGATTTTAAATAACTTACTCTCTTCATTTAGCTCAAGAAAGTCTGAAGATTGCTCTAACAAATCATATAACAAATTAATGCTTTCATTTCGTGGTAAATTGCCATCTTTCACATGTTTAACGAATTTACCTATAGCTTCCTCAAATGCCGTTGCTTCCGAAACTTCTACTTTAATAGTTATTTTTACACTACTTAATCCAGACCCTTTGACACTTGCAAACTCTAGTAAGTTTGTCATTAGATCACTTTTATTCATATCAACTTTAGCTACAAGTTGAAATTTTAATTCCGGTAGGGGAATAGGTTCGACACTCTCAGAGAGGTATTTATCATGTAATTCTGATATGTAATCTACATTAAAGTCTGTTGACTTGGGCTGACTATTCTCACATAAAAGCCTTAAAGCATTGGCTATCGTGGTCTTTCCCGCATTGTTCTTCCCTATGATTAGCGTAGTAGAAGGCCCTATAACAGACTTGCTATCCTCTTCACTAGCTTCCATTGACTCTATGTTACTTGGCTCTACAAAGTTAATTACATTGTTTTTGTTTCGGAACTTTCTATAGTTTTCAATAGACAGGCTTTCTAAGTACACGGTGTCTCCCTGTAATATTCGTAATTCCACCCCTCCATAAAGAGTAATGGAGTCAAAATTCATATTCACTCAGTATCATTTATATCGAATAGTAAAGGAAAAGGCTTTGCTTTGGCACACAGTTCTCGTAGTTCATTTGAATTGCTCGCATGCCATTCGAAGCCACGGGGTCAAGTCATTACTTTTTGTATATCAAAACTAGCTGATTATCTGTAACGTATATAGAGACATAACAAGTTTTGAGGCAGAAGTGAGCTAGGGTAACCAGTCTACTCTGGTCGTAACGTGGTAGAGATACTGGCAGACGACAGATTGCATCTCAATTAAACCATCGAATCACAAGAGAGCTCAGCTCCCTTTTCTTTTAATAAATACCTGTACGTCCATAACAACAAAAACAAAGGGCATACAATGAGACAGTTACCTATTGGTGACGGTATTACTATCAGTGACTACGAGCTGAAATCAAACAAGCCTAATATCATCACAACATCACACAATGAAAAAGTCGATGCGTTATATCGCAACATCCAATACTACAGCGGCAAAATCACACTGTTCGCCAGGAACAAAACAGCAAAGCGCAAGCTAGAAGCTTTTCTCGAATCACTTAACGGGCAGCAAGAAACCTTTGAACTGTTCATCCCTGATATCAACAACAGCTTAGAACACATATCCGGTGTGCCAGCACTTAGCGCTGATTATCCAGCAGGGGTAAGCAGGATCAGCTTTGATGGTTACAGCGGTCAGATATCAGCAGGTGATTACTTCCGTTTAAGCAACGACAACAAGCTCTACAGGGCGTTAGAAGACGCAACCAGTAATCAGTCGGTTGCTATCTCTCCAAGTCTGAGAAAAACGCACAGAGCGCGAGACAAAGCACTCTTCAGTGGCTTTGGGCTGGTGGTACGCCTTGAGCAAAATAACTTCACGGTTACAGCTGAGAAAGGCAGCACACAAGTAATGAGAGTGACGCTGAAATGGAAGGAGGCGTTGTAATGGGTTCAAAAAGCAAAAAAGGAAAAGATAAGAACTACATGAACATGCAGAGCTATCGTAATGCTCCGTATGTAAAAACTAATGTAGCAATAGCCAAGAATATTGAAGTTGGCTCTCTTTTAGAAGTAACCGAGCAGGAAGCATTGAGATACGGCGGCGGTATTCCTGCTACTTGCATAGACGTGTATTTCGACGATATGCCACCTTTGCGCCTGACTGATAACGCACTGGACATCACGCATGACACTAAGACGTACAGAGCAACGCCGGACTTACAGAATGTGGATGCGCACAAGCAAACCAACCAAATTAACAGCAGCGGTGGTCGCGTTCGTTTATCGGCTATCGATGACACCTTTATTCAGCTAATCCAAGCCAAAAAGACCACACGAGCACGTATCACGGTCAGCATTGCAATGGTGGACAAAAATAATAAGTGTCTTGCGATGTTTATTGAGCATAGAGGCTTTATCAAAGTGCCTAGTGTGAGTTTTGATCCGAAATCAGGCCAATATGAAATCGAGTTCGAAACGACGAACTTCTTCGAAATGCTAGACCAAATCCCCGGTACTAAACCAGCTGATGCCGTTCAACAAAGCATATGGCCTGGTGATACCGCATTTACTCATACAACAGTTGATGAGGATGAAGAATGGAAGGTGAAAAACTAATGAGCGGTTTACAACACGAAGTCGCTCTTATCGAACTGGTTGATGAACTTGTCCACCAGCCATTCGTCATAGGTCAAACCGATTGCAACATGGTGGCTTTGAAGGTTCTTAAACACTTGGCAGATATTGATTGGTATGACCGTTTATACAATCGCTATAAAACCTACGCTGGTGGTGCTCGCGTTGCTAAAAAAGAGACGGGCTACAGTAATATCTTGGATGCTTTTGGTGAACTTGATTGCTTGGAGCAAATACCACTAGAGCGTGCGACAGTTGGTGACATCATCGTTATCAAAGAAAAGCACTTCAGCAGTTGCGTTATCCATTTAGGCCAGCAGGTACTAATGGCAAGCCACATCACGAACAAAATCGAACTCGGTCACGTTGACTATGACGAGATAAAAGCACAAGTGCACAAAGTATATCGGGTTAAATAAACAACAGAACAAACAAAACAACTCCACCAAAAATAATAATAAAGGAGTCCAGAATGCCTCAAGCTATTCCATTTGCGATAGCCATGGTTGCTGGTGCTGTCATTGCGGCTTCAATGGCACCATCGCTAGCAACATCCGACTACGCAACAAAACTAAACTCATCAGGCTCACAGACAGAGATACCTGTCATATATGGCGAAACGGGTGGTGTAGGCGCACACCGTATTTTCAAAGAAATTGTGTCTACCAGTGATGGTAACGACACCGCGACCTTCATCTACACATTAGGTGAAGGGGAAATCCATGCGATCAACCAGATCTATATTGATGATCTTCCACTGTTTGCCACAGAGAAAGACTACAAAAATGGCACTATAGGTGCAGGTGATATCAGTCATCATTTCCGTCAGCACGTACAGCTTCAAATCAGTACCGGCTCTGAAACCAGTCCGTTTTTCTTCTCTATGGCTAAAGCGAATAGCGATGGTCGTTGGACGGACACCGATAAGCTTTATGGACGAGCGGCTATCTGCTTAAAAGTGAAGTTAGATCCGTGGAAAGGTCGCATCAAGAATGATGGTTTCAAAATATCAGCAAAAGTTAAAGGTAAGCTGATTAAAGATCTGCGTTATGAATCACAACCTGTTGGCTTTCAGCACACAAAACCTTTCGGACGTAATCCCGCGCTGGTGGTATATGACTACCTGACTAATCCTCGTTACGGCTGTGGTATTGACCCGCTTGATATTGACGAGCAGTCGTTTGTTCAAGCTGCTAACTGGTGCGATGCCCATAATTTGTATTGTGATGGTGTGGTCAATCAGAAGCAGTCCTATAAGAAAAACTTGGATGCTTTGTTATCTGCTTTTTGCGGTTTCCTGATTGACTTCAATGGCACCATTTTCTGTGTAACTGACCAGCCAGCAGCAAGCACATTCACGTTTAATGCAGACAACGTAGTGGGTAAAACCAAGATCCAATATCAAGCAATAGAGAAGTATTTCAACAAGCTTGAGACGACATGGTTTGACCCAAGCAAATCCTACAACCAAGACACCGTATGCTATCCACCGCGTGATGATGATCCGAGTATCGTTGCTGACGGTAAAGTGATCACGCAACGCTTAGAGCTGCCGTTTACCAAAACAAAGGCAGCACTGGATTTACTGTCCTCAAAAGAAGTAATGAAGTCCAAGTACAGTGATGTTATTGAGTTCACCGGAAACATTGATGGGTTCTTATGCTCTGTATTTGACGTGATCACCGTTGATCTACCGGAGCAGCGCATAAACAACCGTAAGTTCCGTATCATCGAGATCAAGCGAAATCATAACGGTAACTTGGCTGGTACAGTTAACATCAAAGCCGTTGAATATAGCAGTAATATCTATTCTGAAAACTGGCAGGGTATCAGCCGTAGTATTCGTCCATTTGACCGCACACTGAAACCAGCAACTGACCTGAAGTTTCAGTTTGTTGAAGCTGGTGACAGTTTCACTGGTTTACTGACTTGGGAGCACAAAGACGCAAGAGCGCGTCAATTCCACGTATTTTATAAGCTCAGTGAGCAACCGGACGAAGGTTTCACTTACTACGATACAGTGACACAAAAACAATGTGTGGTTACTGGCTTGAACAGCAACAAATATGATTTCGAAGTCTTAGCGGCTGACTTATTCGGTATCAGCTCTGAAAGTACATTCGTGCGTGATATCGATTTACGTGACAATACTATTTTCCCAACAGTAACCGGACTAAAAGTAGATTCAGCTGAACGTGATTTTGTGTTCAGCTGGGATGATATGTCTGGTGTCGAGTTACACACTATCGACTCAGCACTTGCTATTGGTAATAAGAAAGTAGAAGCGTTCTTTAGAGCTTATGAAGTCGTTGTAAAAGTAAATGGCTCAACGGTTTGCACGGAGTTAGTCAAAGACACATCCTACACTTATACCTTTGATAAAAACGTCACAGATGGCTTGTCTCGCACGGTAAGCGTTGAAGTAAGGATACAAGGTAAAGCTGGTGCTAAGTCGCATACCGCAGCGTTAGCAACAGCGACAAACAGGCAGAACCAAGTACCTAATGGTGTAACGATTGAAGCAGCTCCAGCAAGCTTGCATATTAGCTTTGATAAGTCAGCGGATATTGATTATGTGGGTACTGAAATCCATATCAGCAAACAACGCGATTTCAGGCCATCATCAGCAACGTTACTGAAAGACTTAACTAACGCGAACTTTTACACCGCTGTTATCGATGACGATGATACTTACTTCATCCGTTTGGCATCATATGACTGTTTTGGTCGTGACAACTTGGTTTATACACCAGCGTATCAGGTATCAACCCAATCAGCACAATCCGTGTTGAAAGAGATTAGCAGTGATTCGTTAAGCAAAGACCTACTTGATGTGATTAATGGCAAAGCGAATCAATCAGACCTTAATAGCGTTAACTCAGAGCTACAGGGCAGTAAACAATCGCTACGTGAATATGCCGATGAAAAGGCAGCGGAAGTAGAAGCAAAGGCTGACGCAGCAAGCGTGAGAGCAGACACTAAGGCAGTCGAGGCACTGCAAACCGCACGCAGTGAACTGAATGCAGCCAAGAGACAGCTACAAAAAGCGATTGATGAGAAAGAGACAGATCTTACGCCTGTTTACTCTGCTATTGATACTGTTGAGAAATCCTCCAAAGATGCAGACAAGGCGTTAGCCAGTAAGGTAAATACAGTTCAAGCGAAAGCCAATCAAAATGCCAGCAATATCAGTTCATTGCAAAAGACTGTAGCGGATAACCAGTCAGCGACGACTACAGCAATCGAGCAAGTTAAAGCAGAAACCAAAACCCATGCGAATAACGCTGCAGACGCCGCTCTATCAGGTTCTAAGGCATTTACTAGTGCGGAGCTAACCAAAGAGCGCACAGCCCGAACAAGCGCAGACAGTGCTTTATCTGCACAAATCAGCAAAGTGAAAGCGAGAGCCGACAAAGCATCAGCAGATATTAGTGAAACTAAAATTTCTCTGGCGGATACAGAGCAAATACTGGCAAAACGTATATCGACATTGGATTCCGCGACAAGCTATTCACTCGCAGCGCTAAATAAGAAAGATGCCAACTGGGATTTTAAAGATGGGTTACGTAACTGGACGCAAGGTTCAACAATTGTACACGTAACTGATCCAGACGAAGGCGATTGTATGAAATTGACTTCCAGTCAATGGCCTACCAATGACTTCTTCATTCCAGTTAATCCTAATCGAGTCTACGAGCTAAGCTTTCGTATCAAGCAGCAAATCGTTAATGGTTCCAAAAGCTCTTACTTAGGCGTCAAATGTTACGATAAAGACAAAAAAGAAATCTCAACGTCTCCGCGCGGTGCTGATACTAAACCCTATACAGGTACATACACTTATTGTGGTAAAGGTGGCGGTAATACTCCTGAAGAATGGACAACATTCTCTGGACAAATTACGGGCATTAATGGCTACAGCAGAAATGCCTTTCGTCCTGACACTTGCTTTATAAAGATCATGTTTATTGCGAACTACAGTGGTGGCAAGGGCGAAGCTCGCGTTTCTTGGGTCAATTTTGAAGACGTAACCGAGCGTGATGAAACTCATGCTCGAATTAGCACTGTAGAGCAGACCGTCAGTGAGAATGAATCTGCTCAAGCGAGTCGAGTGACTAAGCTCGAAACTAAAGTTAGCTCGAACAAGGCGTCATCAGATGCTGCGATTGCTAAAGCGAGAAAAGAGGCAGCAGATGAGGCTAAACGTAAAGCAGATGAAGTACTACTTCTAGCCAAGGCAGATACAACTAACAAATCAAACGCGGCCAAACAAGCAGCTATCAACGAAGCGCAGAAGAAAGCAGACAAAGCAGAAGCTGATGCTATCAAAGCAGCGAAAAGTTATGTCGATACAAAAGCCTATGAGGAGCGTCAATACACATCAGCTAAATTCGATGAAGCGGTTAGCTTAGTAAACAGCAAGGATTCAGCGATAGCGGCCAAAATCAGTAACCTTGAATCTGTAACAAACAACGTAAAGACTTCTGGTTTTGCGAACAAGCAAACCATAACCGTAGGCGGTGATAGTGATAAGTATTACCCTGTGTATTTTAAGGGAGGGAATCAAAACTTAGCTCGTCGTATTGTTGTGTCGCGCAACTACAGTGAATACGGGCCTAATGATTGGCATACCAAAACGCACAAAGGGGCTTTGTTACTTGACTTGACCGCTAACTTCGGTGGATGGGGTGGCCAAACTTACAACTGGAACATCAACAAAATCCAACAGCAATACACAACACTGTTTGCTGGTGCTAACAACGCAGTTTATCAGATGTATTTTTGTATTTGGTTGCGTGGCGGTGGTGCTGTTTATCATGTTTATCAAGAAGTAAATTGTCCAATTTATGTGGGTACAAACACTGGCGAGCTGCTTTACCGTTCAGCTCAATCACATGCAACTTATGAGCAGTTTGTTGACGCTCCAAGAACGCAAGCTTGGACAACCGAAGAGATCAATGCTCGGTTGGTGGGTAAGAAAGAATACGCGGGTTTGTCAAAGGTTGAGAACTTATCCCCTGATGAAATTCGTGAACCTGTTCGCCAAGAAGTGACTGCAAAAATCAATGAAGTCAAAAAGACACTTACTGATAACGATACAGCAATGGCGCGACGTGTGACTCAGATGGAGGCATCGGTAACGTCTGACAGCCTAGCAAAAGCCAATAATGCAGAGCAGCGCGCGAAATCACACGCTGATTCTGTTGCTAAGTCGAAAGCGGACAAAGCATTGGCTGATGCGAAAGCTCACACAAACTCCAAGACAACCGCAGCTAACAACTACACGAACAGTAAATATAACGAAGCCGTTAACTTGATTAATAGCAAAAACTCAGCAATGGCTAGCCGCGTGACCAGTATGGAAACATCACTGAAAAGTGATAGCCAGAGTAGGGCAAATCAAGCGAAAGCCGATGCGATAACAGCCGCAAAAGCGGATGCACAAAACAAGGCCAATGAGGCTCGTGATGCGGCTATTAAGGAGCTAGAAAAGCGGGGAAATTTGCTTGAGAAATACTTTGCTAATTGGAAAGTCGGTAAGCATCCCAGAGACTGTGGCTGGGGTCAAAATGGTCACTCAAACGAAAATCGATTTATCGTTGATTCTGATCCATTTGGTACTCGGTCAACGATATGGGAAATGAATACCAACTCATCTTCGACAAGTGATGCCGATGGCGGTATCTCAGCAGCTCGGTTTAAGTGTGATAGCAAGAAAACTTATCGTTTCAGCATTTACGCGAAAACAACAGCTAGCAGCGGTACAACCTATCTTGGTTGTCAGGGAAACCACACTCAAAATTTAAGTGGTTCAAATAACAGCAACCCATACTTTTGGACTGGTGACCTACCAGAGCAAAACAAATGGTTCTTGATTGTTGGTGTCCTTCACCATGATGCGGCTACCGCTGAGAGTGGCATTGCTGGTGTCTATGATCCTGAAACGGGTCGCAAAATATTGGATGGAAGTGAGTTTCGAATTCGCGCGGGTTACGGTGACCAATTATTGAGGGCTTATCATTACTACTCTAAAACACCATCAACAAAGCAATACTTTTGGATGCCTCGTGTTGATGAAGTGGATGGTAATGAACCGCCACTTTCGGCATTGATGGCAAATGTGGGCGCGAACGCTTACAACAAAGCGGAAGAGGCCGTTACACATACAAACAGCAAGTTTAACGAAGCGGTTAACCTCATTAATTCAAAAGCAGGAGCAAACGCAAGTAAGATCACGACTGTGGAGGCCACCGCGAAAACAGCAAGTAGCAAGGCAGGCGCAGCACAGGCAACAGCGAATACCGCGACTTCAAAAGCTGAACAGGCCATCAGAACAGCAGCTACCATTGATGGCAAGGTTGAATCGATGTACACGCTTAAGCTGACCTCGAACAAAAAGGTGGCTGGTTTTGGTCTATCGAATGACGGCTCTACATCAGCGTTCAGTGTGCAAGCTGATAAGTTTCTGATTTACGATGGAAAGAGTGATGTCGCGGCGTTTGCGGTCAAAAACGGTAAACTGGTTGTCCAAGAAGCGCTTATCGACAACTTAAGCGGAAGCAAAATAGCAGCGGGTAGTATCAAGGCTGACAAACTTGAAGCTCGTTTGATCAAAGCTAATTCGGCTTTAATTGATGATGGTGCAATTACAAACGGAAAAATCGGCAACGTAATTGAATCTATCTCCTATGCAGAAGACAGCAAAGGTGTTCCGACTTCTGGTTGGCACATCAACAAAGATGGTGTCATCAAGTGTAAGAACTTAGTAGGTAGTGGCACATTATATGGCTCGCGGATCATGGGTAGCATCATTGAAGGGGCTTACTTTGTTACGAACAGTAATGTCAATGCTCCGGTTGTACCAACGGAAGCCGATAAAGGAAAAGGGACTCGCTATCTTGCTTCATCCAACTACAGTGTAACGCGTTCTGCTGGTGGACGAACGGCGGCCAAAAATGTGTGGACGGACTACCAGTCAATCGCGACCTACAACTACACAGCGGAAGGAACTGAAAGGTTTGAAAGTACCACGTTGTACAAAAACACGAATCGTTACCCGAAGCGCTACATTGCACCACGAATCAAAGCAACTTGTTATATCGACAAGCCGACTATACCTAGCCGTGGTTACCCATACGAATGTCGAAAAGTTTCAGCCACGATAGCTCTGGATGCAAGTGGTGGTCACCGAATCAAAACCTATCAATTTACCATCGATACAGGTGCGTCTATCGCTAAAAAGGTATCGGGTAATCGATATCAGTATGGAAGTCGGAATCAGACACACGGTGTTAATCCTGGTGCAGCGCCAAACACTAAAGTGGTTAATGTGGCGTTAACGAGAGGCGTGAGTGCTAGGTGCACCATTACTTACGCATGGGCTATCAAAGTTGACTTCACACAGCAGGGTGGTTGTGGAGGTGGTTTCTATACCGGGTACTGCCGCTCATATCCTCGCTCCATTGAAATTGAAGTCGTTCACAGTAATGGAACGCGGGATATCGACTATAGCGGCAATCGGAATGCGATTCGTGCATTTGCAGGTTTTGAAGCCCCAAATGTAGGAGAGCACGCATGGATTTGGTTCGAGGATAACACGGGACGTTACCTATAAGGAGACAGGATGTTTCATTTCATTACACCAAAAACAAAGGAACTACCGTTAGTTCCGGATAAAAAAATCATCGTGATAGCTGGGGATGCGTCCGCATCCTTACAGCTTGCACAGCGGGTCATCAAAACGGTCGTTGATATGGAGACTACAGTTTTATTGGTTTCCAGAATGCACGTGCCTTACGACCATATCAACTATACACAGTCTTATGGTTACGACGATTTTGGAGCTGACGCTGACTATCTGATCTATGTGGTCGGTGAGCCAGCTTCTCTATTCTTTAGTCTGCTAGACAAACAAGTTGATGAGCTAAATGCGCTAGAGGCCGATTGCTATGTGGCAAACAATACGATGGATTCATATGGATTAGAGTGCTACCAGCATTACTTTTTACATGAAGCGAGCGGCATCACGCCCAGTTTGTATCATTTGTATGCCACTGATGGGCTAATGCTTCGCGAATTCGAGCGTCGCTGGATCGATAATGACAGTATCTTATCAGCGGAACGTAACATGCTACGCCAGTTAATCGACCGAGAAATAAACCAAGAAGGAGGCGTAGATGAAAGTTGCAGTAGCGAGCAGTAGTACGATTATTAATGAAACCAGTGGTGTGAATACATTTATTCATCACTTGCGAACTTGCCTTGAAAAGCATGGTCATGAACTGGAAGTGACAACGGAAGAACGCAATTATCAGCATGGTAGTGACATCTATATTGCAAATGATGCCTATAGCTTTGCCTTTGCAAATGGTAAAAACATCATCAATGTTAATCACATGGGTGATGTGCTTGGAGTTATGCATACGCCTGATAAAGTGGATTATCCGCGTGAGTATATTTTTGACTATCTGGACAAACAAGTTAGCTTCGAAGGCACAAATGTCAGCTTACATAACAGTTTTAAGGCTGGCTTAACCAAGCTGGGTATAGAAACAGACGTGATACCGTTGCCGTTCTATCCTTCGGAATACACAGTGCCAGAACACAAAGATGGAATCATCATTGTTGGTGCTGGTTGGCCGCGTAAGCAGTTGCACAAAGCCATTGAGTTAATACCAGCTGATATTCCAGTAACGCTTCTTTCGAGTGCAGAGTTGATCCTGCCGAATAACTGGACTCAAAAAGTGCTACCGAACAGCCAAGTTACTAATGAGATAGCAAAACACAAGATGCTGTTCTTGCCATCATGTATTGAAGTTTACCCTTACGTGCTGCTTGAATCAGTCGCAGTAACACGAGCAGTTGTGATGCCGCACTTTTGGAATGAAGGGCTGCCTTACGATAAGGTTTCATCTACAAGTGATCTGGTGGCGCTGTACGACCAAGGATACGAACCACCCTTTGATATCTATGACTACAGCCTCAAAGCGGAGAATGCTTGGTTGGATTTACTAACAAATCTTGTCTAAATCTCATTATCCAACAGAGGGTTAGTAATTAGTGAAATTATTGGATAGAGTTCTATTGCATAATGCGTAGGTCAGTGAATATCATTCAGTAGTGATTCATATCCAGAGAAACTTAAGGGAAACTACCAGTGTCAGAGTTTGCTGTATTGATGCCGTTTGCGAAAAGCGATAAAACCGGAAAGATCATTGGAATCCAAGAAGCCGAAAGAGGTGATAAATGTGATTGTCGATGCTTATCATGCGCAACTCCAGTTACTGCGAGACAGGCCGACGTAAACCAGTGGCATTTTGCCCATCGTGTTAATGAAACGACAACAGCTAGTGAGTGTGAGTTCTCGCCCGTCACTGCGATTGCTTTAGTTATTCGTCAGCAGTTGCCACACTTACAAACATTCGATTTGGATGAGTGGTCATTCAGCGATGTTTGTTGGCAATTTGATGTGTCTAGGGACGGCATTGTTTTCGATGCATATACGCAAGACCTCAATAGTAAACGGAAAGTCGTCTTCGACATACCTTTTGCAAATGACAAAGGCTTGGACTCGGAGTTAGTACCAGATGATATAGACATTGTATTGAGTGTTGATACTCACGCCATAGCGCGGGCACTTTACTCGTCTGACCGAAAACCAGAGTTGCTAAGCGCAGAGGAAATTTTTCTTAAGTTGCTAGAGCGGTGGGAAGATTGGGTGACTATGTTGCGGTGGCCTGTTGTTCAGAGTGATTTTACAGAGAAAACAGTTGCCAGAGTACAACCGCCTGAAAGTGAAAAAATCAATGGGCCTTCGAACCACCGAAATACGGGAATGTGTGCTTGCTGCGGTATCAGAGAGGGGCACTATGGCAAGGGGTTGTTGTGTGCGCAATGTGTTAGGGCAAGCGTTGGCCCCAAATTTCCAAACTTAACCGAGATGGTACGGTACTATCGTTAATTGTATTAGCTCATACTTGATCTGACAGTTTTGCTCTAATCCAGTATCGTCAGATAACTCAATGTATAGAAACACTGTGTCCGAGAGATAATTTGCTTGAAAGGTTGAACTAGACTCATTCAGTAGCTAAAAACACGCCTATGGGTATCTGATGTAGCAAAATACCGTTTTGTGATTTAACTAACTGATTTAACGTAATCATTCATAATGAACCCCTTGAAATGTATATTTTTCACCCATATATTTTGATGGGTGTAATGTTGCACTGCATCCTGTTTTGAGGGGTTGTTATGAAAGATTCGGAATATGTAAATTTTTCAGAAGATTATGAGCTAAACCGTCATCTTGAATTGGTAGGAAAGTCTCAGTCGATTAAGAACCGAGAGTTTTTAAGAGAGCATACTGGTCCAAGAGCTAAAAAAGAGTTAGATAAGGTAGTCTTAACACATGCTGAGTTTAAGCCATATGTTAAGCAAGACAAACCACACTTAGATGATCCTGTTTAGTTGCCATTTTTGCATAACGTGTGTTCTATGCACCACAACAAAAAATTAGCCATTGGCTAATTTTTTGTTGTATCTTGTGAAGATAAAAATGTATGCCAAATCATCATTCACTGTCTGTAAATGGTGATTTGGCACTAATGTAGAAAGGAGCATAAATGAGGTAGAGTAATGTGTCAGATCAGGTACTGAATTAGTACAGATTAGATCTTGAATTGAATAAATAATGACAGATTGCGTCCTGACCAATCCACATTAGTGATTCCATATTAACAGGACTAAAAAAATAATGTATGGCGTAACAAGCGCCAGTGAGGTAAACCGCCAATTCCGCACCTTCGATTTTAGCTTCTTGGCTGTTTGAGCGGAATCAGTCTCAAGCTTTATAAGGTTTTGTTTTGCTTCTTCTTTTTCTTCTTGGCATTCAGTTAACGATATCTGTATTTCTTCAGAAGCAAGTTTGAGACGCTTAACTTTCTCTCTCATACTTAAAAGCTCACTATTTGTTTCTGAAAGCTGATTTTCGTGGGAACTCGTAACTTCTCTTAACTGCAATGAAAGATCTTCAATCTCAGACTGAAGTTGGCTTACACGCCTTTTAAACTCTTGTACAGCTTTAACATGCCAACGAACACTGACTGGATCTGAAATCAAACGACTATTTGCAATGTAGTCTTCAAAAGCGGTAACCAACTTTTGAATGTGATGTTCAATATCCTCTTCAGTGAAGTTGTCACCGTTAATTTCAGGCCAAAATAGCAGGTAGTCCGACAGCTCAATTTCAATAACGGGGTAACCATGATTCTCTAAATCCCAGCGTTTTTCTTTTGAAACCCCACTTGTATACTTGACTTCAATGCCAAGTTTTCCTCCCCATTTGACATAGTAGTCACCTTGTGACTCATCAAATTTTATCAATAAATCAAAACGATACCTATTATTACCTGATAAAGTTACGTCATGCTCTGGATAAACTTCAGTACATGTCAAACGAATATTTGATTTACCCCAAAACTTACGTGAATCCCCTTGATTTGCTAAAAAGTTGAACGTTTTTAAACGGCTAAGAGCCTTAATTGCTAGTTCATGTGAAAGAGATTCACCATCATGTCCTTCTGAACCAGAGTTATCATATCCACTGGGAAACCGAAATGAACTTAACCCTTCTTTTCGTTCTACTGGTGTCAGCTGTACTCTTTTTGTAGGATCCGTGCTCTTGGTACAAAAAATTAATTTTTTAAACTCTTCATTGCGGTAGTGTTTCCAGTTGATAGCTTTTTCGATGGTAAAGATAACTAGTTCGCCTTGTTCATCCGTCATATAGTTTCCATTAAACAAGCTTTGATCTCGATCTTTACCATACAACTTTTCGTTATGCTTGATAACACAACTCCATGTCTTGCTTTCTTTTCTCATCTTTCTACCACTGTATTTATAAACAGGTTTAGTATCGCGCAT